GATGCCCCGGAACATCGACGCCATGTCCTGCAGCACACGGTAAGCGTCGGCACGCGCCTGCAGATACAGGCTGCAGGTGAAGCGCGGCTCCATCCCGCCCATGCCGTCACTCACGAGCTGGTCGCAGTACTGCGCGATCTGGTACAGGCGCCACTTGTTCAACCAGTCAAGCGGGATGCGGTGGCCCAGGCCGAAGCGGTCGTTGGTGACCATGTCGAAGAAGGCCCACGCCGGGTTGTTCGTCCAGGCAGGCTTGAACGTACCGTCCCAGACGCCGTTCGTTGTCCCTGGACCCGAGGTGGCATACACGCGCGTGATCGGATCGTAGTTGGCCGGCACGCGCACGATCAGGCCCCAGATCCGGTAGGACCGGCCGGGGATATTCTGGAACTGGCTCGCGTCCACCTCCAGCGCGGCGAGCGCGCTGTTGGGATAGCGCAGCTTGGCGTCGATGACCTGGGTCATCGAGAGCACGTTCACCTTGTCGGTGATCAGCCCGCTTCCGGAGTTGGGGGTCAGCCGGCGAACACGGAACTGCCACTCCGCGCCGGGCGGCAGGTCGATGCGGTGACTGCGCTGGTATTCGGTGGTGGTCTTGCCGCTGAAGGCATTGGTGAGCACCGTGCTGTAGGCCGACCCATCGGTCGACAGGTCCACCGCATAGCCCACGGTGTATCCGGTGGTATCCCCGTTCTCGGTGTTGACCTGCTGCAGGCCTGGCACACCGAATCGCAGGCGCACCGCCGACAGGTCGCGGCCCGTCGCGCTGCGTACCACTGGGCTCTCGCTGCGCAGCTCGACGTTGACGGCAATCTCATTCTCGACGGCTGGGAAGCCGGGAATGTGCGGCTGGTCCTGCGTACCCGACCGGGTTTCCACCCGGACGCCGGGGAAGTTGATGGTGCCATCAGCATTCTGGATCGGAACCTGGTCCAAGTAGATGGACTGGTTGCCGGCGACCAGGCCCCGGATCTCGCCTTCGCTGATCAGGTCCAGAATGCGCGCACGGGCGGTCGAGTGGAGGCTGTCCGGGCTCTCAACCGGCGTGCGCGGTGCATCGCCACCGCCACCACCGGCGCCCACCAGGCTGCGGGACGTTTTCACAACCGCCAGCGCGGTGCCAGGATGCTGGTACACCACCGGCAGCGTCACAGCTGATCCTCCGCCAGGATGCCACCGCTGACCACGGCAGAGCCCACCAGCATGCCCTTCTGATCATGCCCGCCATACGCCACCGGCTTGGGGTTGCCTTGCGCCTGCGTGTTCACGGTCCCGTTCATGCTGTAGCTCGGTCGGTTCTCGACGCTGTCCTGCGAGCCCAGCCCCTTGGGCTGGGGCGCAAGCATCTGCACCACGCCGCCCAACACCATGCTCACCCCCAGCTGGATGAAAGGCGTGCCGCTGCCTGCGGCGCCAATGTTCAGATAGACCCCCACGACGATCAGCACGATGCCCAGAATGGTCTGGAGCACCCCGCCCCGTTTGGCGCCGACCAGCACCGGAGCGATGCGAATCGCATCGGCGCCGGGCGGATCTTGCAGCTGCGCTCGCGAGAGGTTCTGCCGCCCGATGAAGACGGCAAACTCGATCCCCTTCTCCTTTGCGCCCTGCAGGAACCGTTGGAACCCAGGCACCACCGCGCACAGGGCCCGGATGGCGTCGGCCGGGCTGTTAACCGCAAGGCGGAATTCGCGGCCGAATTCACGGCCCAGCGGACCGGACAGGATCACGGTGCGAAGGCGCTCAGCCATTGTCCACCTCGCGATGGCGAACGATGTATCGGGTAAGAGCTGACCACGTCCCACCGTAGGGCACGGTCTCGGACAGCCGGCTCTGCATGTGGTGCAGCATCTGGCCATCGCCCAGATACACACCCGCATGGTTGGGAACCTCAGAGCGCACCTGCATGATGATCATGTCGCCGCGGCGCGGATGGTCGGTGATCAGCTCGAACCCCTCGGCCCGCAGGCGCTCCAGGCTGTACAGTTCCTGCCCGCGTTCCCACCACCGCTCTTCGCGCTCGTAGTGCCCGAGCGCGATGCCCAGCTCCCGCTGGTAGAAGTCCGCCACCAGCGTGTAGCAGTCCAGGATGCCGTGGGCGAACTGCCTGCCCACCAGCGGAGCCAGATACCCACACGGATGGATGGTCTGAACGTCGCCGCACGCAGGGTTTTCACCGACGGCCTGACCGACGCTGACGATGTGCCAAGGCAGACCGTGCTTCTCGCACTCCACCCGATCGGCATCGGAGGGAGTGGCCGGGGCGTCAGGGTGGCTGTGGACGACCGCGAGCAGCTCGCCTTGGTCCTCGGCGTAAGCGTAGTCCTCACCTGGCAGCCGGAAATGCTCGCTGGGCGTCCCCGCCACATTGCGGCAGGCAACGTAGGCCTCACCGCCGGCCGTAGCCACAATCAGCCCGCAGCACTCGCGCGGGTATTCCGCTACGGCATGCGCCAAGATCGCCTGAAGGGTGTTGTGTTCCATGTCTCGCCCATAAAAAAAGCCCGCACGTAGCGGACCTGGGTGGTGCTGCAGGCGCAGCGAGAAAGTGAGGCAGGTTCGTACGTCAGGTGCGGAGCAAGCCTGCTGCCGGCGTACCCCCGTGGGGCAGCTCGGAATGCTCACCGAACCTCAGCTTGCAGCCACGGACCAGGCCGCTGCACTGGTCCCGGGATGGGTCGTCGGTCGGCTGGTCGTTGATATCGGCCACGGGCGGCCCGTTGTAGGTGCAATACGGTCCGCGGTATCCACCACGGATCAGCCAGCCGCAGATCGGCAGAAGCTGGCCGCCGGGTAGCTGCTCCCCGTTGAGGTCAATGGCCGTGGTCAGCTCAAACTCGACGGTCTCGAAGTCTTCCGACACCTTGCGCTCAATGAACCAGCGCTCTTCGGGGAAGTGCTCGCTGGGGTCGGCCGTAGGGTTGCCGCCTTCGAAGTTGGCCGCATCCAGGTATTTCACCAGCGTCTGCCTGCGGATGAGCATCGCCCCGACCAGGTCGTCGAACATTAAGCACAGCGCGCCGATGCGACCGTCTATGTTGCTGACCCGCAGCCGGGGGCTCGGGGGCTGGTCACCGGTGCGCGCGAAACCGTCGGCTTCGATCGGCCAGGCGCCGTACTCCTGCCCTTGCCACCAGATCACACCGCTCTGCAAGTGCTGGTGGAAGAACAGTTGGTCGGCGCCGAAGCTGCTTGCGTCGAGCTCGTACACCGTGACCCTGCCGCCCGGCTCCAGCTGTTGGGCGTCTGCGGTGATCATGCAGCGGCCTCCAGGGCCGCGATCCGCAGCAATGCACCTTCCAGTCCAGCCTCCAGGTCACGTATGCGCTTTGACTTCTGCTGATGCGAACGCACCGACAGGGCCAGTAGTTGCGACATGTCGTAAGTCATCGGGACGATCTTTTCTCGCTCCTCCGTGATCAAATTTCCATCTTCATCCTCGCCAATAGGCGCGGTGTAGGTTTCCATGTGTGTTTCTTCGCTGGTCGCATCCGGTCGAATATCCGCAAGATTCTCAGCGATGATTCCGACATAGGTCTTATCGCTCTCGAAAAACTCCGGTCGATACTTGTAAGTGCAGACCGCGAGCCGATTGAGTTCCTCACAAGCATCGCCCGCGTAACCTTCGATGAAGTCCTTGACGTCGGCAGACGATGACGGATTGAACGCCGTCGCCGTCATTGAGCCAGTAGCGCGAACATTGCCAACGAAGCTATGTGCATTGAACCCATTCTCCACGCTGTACTGAAGGCTAGTCCCGTCTGCCCAACCAACATAGCCGAGACGAGTGCCATCCAGACGATGGAAACTAACGTAACCCGCATTAGAGCTGGTGCCAGCAGTAGTGCGAATGCATCTCTGCGATAGCAAACCCGAACCCGCTACAACCATGTCTCCAGCGATGTCAATGCGAGCATCCGCATTAACCTTGAACATGTCGGACCACGCCCCTGCTGCGAGGCGCTGGATCGTGTAGCCGCCGTCGACCTCGTTGCTGATATTGACCAGCATCCTATAGCCCACCTGGCCATTGGGACTCAGGTAAGAGGAGACGATCACATTCTTCTGGATCGAAAAGTCTCCAGAGAGGACACCCCCTGTTTTTTGAAGGGCGCCCGTAGCGAGAGGATACAGCTCGGCGAAGTTGAGGTTGCACTTGTTGAAGGCCGTCGGCGCGGGGTCACCGGTAGGCGGAGTTGTGTCGATGTTCTGGCGTGCCATAGCGGTTCCTTACGGCTGGAAGACTTGTTCGAAGGTGCAGGACAGGCGTAGATAGCCCTCGAGCTCGTCCACGGCGGAGAGCTTGGTGCAGCGGTAAAGGGCTTGGGCCTCGTCGGGCGGTGTCCACAGGAAGGATTCGCCCAGCCGGCGGCGCAATCGCAAGAAGGCTTTCGCAGCGCCGATCTGGTCGGCGTCCTTGTGGCCCCAAACCTCCAGTTGCCAGATCTGCTTCTCGTTGTTGAGGCCATCAGGCGCCTCCTGCGAATAACCGTCGCCAAATGCAGCAGACCGCGTCGTGGCCTCGTAGTCGACGCTCGGCGGCTGGCTGTAGACACGCCAGGTAAAGGTCTCTTTCACTGTCGATACCCCGCCCGGTACAGGACGCCGCCTGGTCGCAGGTTCTTGACGGCCCACTCGTTGATCACGCCGTTGAAGCTGTCTTGAATCTGCTTCGGCGATGCCTTGGGCTGGTCGCCGCGCTCCTCGGCCGCGTTAATCGTCAGGCTGCTCTGTAGGGTGAGACCGCCCGTTGCGCCGCCACCGGTGGAAGAGGCGGCGCCGACCGGCCCGCCAGTTGCATATCCAGCCATGCCCTTGCGCATTGCCTCCACCACGCCGACACCACCCGCTCGGGCGATATCGGCTTGCGACCAGACCACCTCTCCCTTGTGGACCACGCCGGCCGGCTCATTTACCCCACCCTCGCCGGTGTAGCCGCCAGCGGAGAAGCCCCATGAACCCGAGAAAAGGGAGCTGACGGTGCCCGTGTAGTCGCCCCCACCGCCAAAGCTGTTTGCCAGACCGACGATGGCCTTGCGCATTGCAATTCTGGACAGGTCAGCAAGGATGGAACGCGTCATTTCCGAGAAACTGACCTTTCCAGTCTCGGTGAACTTCACCCACACGTCCTCCAGGCCCGTGAATACCGAACTGACCACGCCACCCATTTGCTCTGCCGAATTGGCTGCAGCCTGCTGGTAATTCGCCCAAGCCGCGCTGGCCCCGGCCAGCCAGTTCCCCTCGGCCTGCTGCAGCTCGGCGTACCCATCCTTGATTACCTTGAGCCGGTCCAAAGTCTTGGCGTGCAACGCCGCACGCTTTTCTTCGAGCGCTATCTGGTCAGCCGGTCCCGAGTTCGGCAGCAGGGCGAGTTCCCGAAGCTCGTCGGCTTCCTTGGCAATCGCTTCATTGATGCGCTGTTGCATTTCAAACTGTCGCTCGCCCATGCCGACGCGCTCGGCTTCGGTTTTCATCTGGCGCTGCAGTGCTGCGTTGCTAGCATCGAGCGCGTCTGCATAGGCTTTCACCGCCTTTTCGCGCGCGGTGGTTGCGTTCTTCTCTTCTTGCGTGAGCTGCTGCAGCGCGCCAGCGCTTTCAATGCGTAATTTCGTCAACCTTGCTTCCAGCTCGCCGATCTGGCGATTGACATTGATCGCGTCCCTCCCCCCAACGGTCTGCCCTCGCAGGAACTCGATTTGCTGCTGCAGTGATTTTGCCTGGGCATCAGCGCCTTCTTGCACCAGCACCCGCATCCGACTGTAGTACTCCGAGGCGTCAATCTCGCGAGCCGAGTACTGGGCACGCAGGAGTTGGGTACTGGCGGTAATCTGAGCTTGCTCGGCCATGAGATCATCTTTGTAGCCCTGCAGGCCGGCCGTGCGTGCCGCGCCACCAGTGCCCGCACCGGTCTTTTCCTTCTCCTTGTACTTGGCTTCGATCGCCACGACCGCTGCGGCGCGCCGCTGCTCAATGGCCTCTACCTCTTGGATGAGGCCTGCTGACTGGGCCCGGCGTCGCGCAACTGCCGCCTGGCCATTCACTTCCTCAACCTCCCTACGCTTCTTCTCTTCCTTGCTAGCCTGCGCACTGATGATCGTGTCCATATCGGCCACGAAGTCGGTAGAGGCGGCTTGCGCGGCCTTCACTTCGGCGTCTTTCCGATCTTTGATCAGGTCGGCCGCAATGGCCTTGATCTTCTCCGAGCGCGCTTTCACGTCCTTTTCCATTGCCGAAATGATCATCGGGTTTCGGGCCATGGGGTTGTCAGACGCGGCGATCAGGTTGAGCCGAGCCACGTCACGACGGTTCTCGGCCAACATCTTCTGCATCTGGGCGGCCTGCGGCCCAAAGCCCATGTTGTTCTGCATCACCGCCCAGGCCTTGCTCGCTTCGGCGAAGATGTCCTTGAAGCCGCGAATCACCGGGTTCTGGCTGGCGCGCACCTTGGCCAATGCCATCACCGTCTCATCGGCCGCCGCCCGGGTAATCACCGTGGCCGCGTCCTGGTTGCGACCCTGCTCCTGCAAGGCCTTGACCTGCTCGTAGAGCGCAACGGTCATGAAGTTGACCTGCTCGTTAAGCTTCTGGGCGTTCTTGACCGGATCCTCGGCGAGCTTTCCGTACAGCGCCACGGTGTCGTCGATTGCCTGGCCGGTGACCTCCTTCATCGCCACAGCTGCAGCGGCCACCGCCTGCATGTTCTGCGCCGCAATCCTGCCGTTGGCGCCCACCGCCTGCGCCACCTCGGCGCCGGCGCCGGCGGTGACACCCATGGCATCGCTGGTGCGCTGGGCGAGGGTGACCAGCGTTATGGTGGTCGCCGCGGCCTCGTTGCGCGAGAGCACCAACGCCTTGGTGTAGGCCTCGGCCTGCTTTTCTGCGTCGTACCAGGCGTACACCACCAACCCCACCGCCGCCGCCGCGAGCGTGTAGGGGGTGACCATACCCAGCACGGCCGAGGACACCCCTTTGAGCGCCGGCTCGACGCCGCCGAAGCTGTCCTTGATCTGGCCGCCCTGCTGTACCAGCACGGTGAAGAACGGCATGCCGCCCTGCAGGCTCGTGAAGATGTCAGTGAACTGCGCCGGCAGCTGCCGCATAGCCTGGGAAGTCTGGCCGGCGGACACGCCCAGCTCGGCGATGCCGTTCTTCGCAGGAATCGGGCGCGTGGCCTCGGCGCGTACCTCGCGCAGCTGGCGGGTGAGCACGCCCAGGCCCTGGCGGATGTCGGCCAAGTCCGCGCTGATGCGGACGCGCAGGTTTGCTGATGTATCAGCCATGGATCACGTCCCTTGCTTCCGCCCCTGCGGGGGCGTTCCGCGCAATGCGGTGAGGTAGAGCTGCCAATCGGCGGCCGGAGCAGCCATGGCCATACGGGTAGCCACCGCGAAGTCGGCGACACGGTCCCGGTCATCCTGGGCAGCTGCGGCGGTGAAAGCCCGCAGCTGCGCCAGGGTGTAGGTCAAGACGTCGGAGCGCGTGTGCCCGTGGCCGATCAGGTACTGGACGAGGTCGGCGAGGCCGTATTCCCTGCCGCCGGCGGCCTGGCCGCCTGAATCAGGCGCTGCAGCCGGCGGGCAAAAAAATCCCGGTTCAGGCCCACCACCGCTTCCAACAGGTCCGCGACCTCGTCCAAGGTGCCACCGGCGATCCACGCCGCCTCGCGATCGATGGCAACCGCTAGTGCGCCGGCGACCTCCGGCCCGTCCTGCTCGAGCATGTCCAGCACGATGGCGCCAACCTCCACCGCGGCCGCCCCCTCCACCATGCCGGCCAGCACCGCCACGCGCGCGATGATGGTTCGGCTGGCGGTGACTAAAGGCCCCAGCTGCTCCAAGCGGAGCGGCTTCACCACCACCTGCTCGCCCCGGAACGGCACGCAGCAGGTCGGCGGGGTGATCACGTCCAGGCCGTCCATGCCTTACTTCTCCTGCTGCCAGTAGAAGTAGGCCGACTTGTCCGACCCGGTCGCCTTGGCGCTGTCCTTCAGCAGCGCGCCCGGCACGCTGCCGGCGCCGAACTCGTTGCCGATCAGGCCCATGCTCTCAATCAGGCCGCCGGTTACCTTGTGCGCCACCAGACGCACCTGCTTGCCGCCGCGCGCCTCGTTGGCGCCGAAGAACTGCATTTCGTAGAACTTCTGCGCGGTGACGCCGGCCTCCACCTGGCCCAGCTCGCCGTGCTGGTAGGTGACACTGATATTGGCGGCACCGGCGACCGATGCCGGGATGGTGGATCCCTCCGGGATGAACAGCATGCCGCGCTCGAAACGGTAGTCCGTGCCTTCGTCGTATTCGGTGGTTCCGGCGATGTTCTCCACGGTGGTGATGCTGCTGGCCAGCCTGGTAAGCGGCACGTAGGCACCCTTGGCGGCCACCACCAGCTCATCGGCCACGCTGGCCGCCGCAACGGTCGTCGCCTTGCCGCGCGTGGCACGCGCGAAGTTCTCGGTGTTGAAGTCGTGGAAGGTGTAGTTGAGGTTGTAGCCGGTCACGCGGTCGACGCGGTTGGCGGTGCCGCCGCCCGGATTCTGGTAGTCGGCCAGCTCGATGGTGTTGGTCTGCGGCGCCACGGTGAAGGCGGAAACGTTGCCGATTTCCACGAACGGCTCATTGCTGTTCCACTCGCGGATCAGAACAATGCCGCTGCCCAGGTAGCTGTAATCTTCGGCCATGGTGGCTCTCCAGTTGGTGTGCCGCAGCGCGGCGGATCAGATCTTGGGAATATTCGATTGGTAGGTCAGCAGCACCCCTACCCAGCCGGCGCCGGCCTTCTCCGGCATCAGCGGCTCCATGCCGACGTACACCGGCACTTGGATGCCGGGCGGGTAGTTGCGCGCTGTGACGCGGCTCTCCAGCGCCGCCTCGATGTCCGATACCAGGTAGTCCAGCGTTTCCTGGTACTTCTCGGTGTCCGAGGGCACTTTGGCGATGACGCTCACGGTGGTAAGGCGGTGGCTGTTGACCTTGGCCGGGTCGGTGGCGCGCTGCTGCTTCTCGATCAGCGCCGTCAGCACTGCCGTGGTGTCCTGGTCGCCCGGGGTCGGCTCCAGCGTCCAACCAGCGCCGGCGTCGGTCAGGTAGCCATTGGCCTTGCTGATGCCTGCCAGGGTGAGCCCGATGGCTTCCAGCAGCTGCCTGCGGGGGCTAGGCATTGGTGACCTCCCACTGTTCGGTAGACGCGTCCCCGCGCAGCTTCTGCACCAGCTTGAGCCGGTGATCGGTTGCAGCGATGAGGACGATGCCGCCCGCGCGCGGCGCCACTTCTGCCAGCTGCAGCGTGACCCGGTCGTACCGGGCCACCACTGTGACTGGATCATCTTCGGTGAAGTCCTGCACGCCCTCATCCAGCAACGCGGTACATGCCAGCGCAGTGCCCCCGGGCGCGGTGTAGAACGCCGCGTCGGCGACGCCGGCAGCGCGGAAGGCACCGAAGGCCAGCGCGTCAAAGGACTGCATGAACGATTTCTGGTTCAAGGTAGGGGCCTCGCGTTCTGCATGGCCTTCTCCAGCTCGCGCTTGAGGTAGAAAGGCATCAGCTTCTTCCAGGTGTCCTCGGCCATGCCGAAGATGTCGTAGCGCGGGCGGTAGCCGGCGGTGGTGGTGAAGATGAAGATCGATCGCACGCCCGAGCCGCGGCCGATGCGTTCATACACGCCAGGCCGGAGCACGCCACGGCGCTTGGTCAGCACGAAGTACTCACCATCACGATTGTTTTTCTTGCCGCGCCGACGCTTCTTGCTGACGGCGGTTTGATTCAGATATCGGTCCCGCTGGGCACCCAGCTGGGACAGAATCTTGGTGATCTGGCCGGCCGGCACGTTGCCGAACTGGTTGGCCTGGGCACCTCGGCCCATGACCGCAAACTGGGTGGGGGAGAGGATGCCGCGGCTCTGCAGCAGGCGCTCAAAGCCCTTGCGGCGGCGTTGCCCGCCCTCGACCTCGGCCAGCAGGTACTTGGCCGGCGGCGTTCCCTTGAACGCCTCGTCCCGGATGAAGATTTCCGCGTACGGCTGGGCCTTGGTGGCCTTGCGGTACATCGCGGCATTGACCGTGAGCGGCGTGGGCCGATCAAAGACCCGCGGCGCCTGGCGCTTCCAGCGCTCGCGCACCTCGTAGGCCACCTTGTTGGCGGCCTGCGACACGGCGAACGGCAGTTGGCTCTGCTCCAAGTCCGTCAGCTGCCGACCCAGCACGTCACCGGGGTCTACGGCGATGCGAATCTGTGCCATGGAACCTCCAGCCAGGCCCGCCGCAGCGGGCCTGGCACCATCGCCTTACTTGCCGCCGGCCTTCAGGCGCACGACCGCGTCCGGTCGAGTGTTGATGTTCAGCGGGTTGGACTGGCTTTCCAGCTCGATGCCCTTGTCCATCCGCAGCTTGGCGGTCTTGCTGTAGTACGGCAGACCCACGCCGCGCACCGTTTCCAGGTAGTCCGCCGGGGCGAAGCGGGTGAGGAACATGTCCGGAACACCCAGCGGGAAGGCGATCGCTTCGTTGTCGGGGATGGCCAGCTTGCCGCCGGCGCTGCCGGGCAGTTCCTCGAAGATCACGTCGCCGAACACGAAGCCCTTGCGCAGATCCGAGCGCAGTGCGGCGCCGTCCTGCCAGCGCTTGTACGCCTCTTCAACGTCGGGGTGATCAATCAGCGCGTCGAAGAAACCAGCGCTGCACAGCACGTGCACACCGGTGTACGGCACGTCGCCCAGCTTGTCCTCGATGGCGCGCTTGATGGAGACGGTCTTGGAGCGGACCTTGGTGTCAGCCTTGTTCAGCTCCATGCCGATCGTCACCTTCTGCACGCCGAACGCGTCGTAGAAGTCCAGGATGACCGAGCCGTCGGCATCAAGCAGCTTGCCCTGCAGCGCGCCCATTCGGTGGTACTCGATGGTGTAGTCGATGTCGCGCTTGTGCACGGCCTGCAACTTGTTCACCACCGCGGCGACGTTGGTGCCGTCCGGGTCCGCCGGGTCCCACACGCCCAGCAGCTGGTCAGCCATGACCGTGGAGCGCTGCGGCAGGTGGGTGGTTTCCAGCAGCTTCACCTTGCCCCGGTCCAGGCCCTTGGGCTGGCCGGGCGCGCCGCGCGGAACGTTGGGCACCAGGGTGAGCTTGTTGTTCTCCAGGCCGATCTTGACGATGGTGGTGCCGACCAGGCCTTCTTCCTGGAACAGGCCCATGTCGCCCAGGCGGGTGACGATGCGCGGCAGGTTGTTGATGTAGGCGTTCAGGGCGTCGAAGCTCAGCACGCCCAGTGCCAGAAGGGTCTGCAGATCCATGGTGTTCTCTCTCTCGGGAAATGGGTACGAAAAAGCCCCGCGCAGGCGGGGCTAGGTGGGTCGGTGCTGGCCGTGGGCCTACCGGCTTACGCGGCGGCGATGGTGATGGTTTCGCTGGTGGCTTCGTCCAGGTCTGCAGCGGTCACCTTCAGGGTGTAGTCGCCTGCCGCGCTCAGCGTTGCCGTATCCCACGTGATGACACCGCCCACCGCCGCCTTGGCGCCGCCACCGGCGAGGTTGCCCGGACCGGTCGCCTTGGCCAGGGTGACGCTGACGGTGCTGCCAGTGACCAGCGCGCCGAACACGTCCTTGACGTGTGCAACGATGCCCAGCGGCTCGCCGGCGGTGCCGATCAGAGGGGCATCGACGAACACCAGGTGATCGGCTGCGTTGGACGCGATCGGCTGCTCGGTCCACCGGGTGACGATGCCCGACTCGGCCAGGCTCAGGGCGGCCAGCAGCTTCTGGTCGGCGCTGACACCGTCGGCCCAGACCAGCTTCTCGCCGAAGACCTCGGCATCGCGCGCCACGGCGGCACCCTTGACCGGCAGCGCGTCATCGTCGGTGCCGGTGTCGACGGCGCCGTACAACACCTTCACCGCGTCGGCACCGGTGGCGGAGACAGTATTGTCGGCCTTGAGCAGGGTGCCGGCCGCCAGCACACCCTGCCCCGCCGGGATGCGGATCAGCTCGCGGCTGCGCTCGCCACCGGCTTCGGAGAGCAGGAATTCGCCGGTACGGTTGCCGGCCAGGGAAATATCCATCGTCAATTACCTCGCTTCTTGTAGATGTTGGTGGGGTCCAGCTGCGCCTTGATCTCGGCGGCTCGTTGATCGGCTTTCGGGGCCGGGTGCGCGGTAACGACCTGGGTGCTGCGGCCTTCTTCGGCCTTCATCGACAGCAGCTGCGCTCGCACCGTGTCCAGGTCGGTGTTGGTCTCGATGAAGCTGGCGGCCAGGCTCACATCACCGCGCAGCACTGCAGCGCAGGCGTCCCGCACGGCATTGGCGTACTCGAGCACCGCAGCCGCGCTCTCGCCCGGTTGGGGCGGGCGCTTGAGTACCGCCACGACCAGCGCGGCAGGAAGATCGCTGGCGGCGGCGGCCGCCGCGAGGGCACCTGCCACGACCGGCTCAGCGGCTTCCGGCGGCTTGTCGGCAGCTGGCGGTGGCGGCACTGCTACAGCACCGGCAGGCTGCGCGGCACTCGACTCAGGCTCGCCTTCGGCTTCAGGATCACCCGCAGTCAACGGATCCGGCGCGCCGCTGGCGCCGAGGTGGGCGATGAGGTCATGCCAAGTGCCCAGCCGCGTGGCGAAGCCAACGTCGACCGCCGACTGGCCGCGGTAGCAGGCCGCCTGGGTGGCGCGCACCGCGTCGCTGTCCATACCCAGGTTCCGGGCTACCGAGTCGACGAACAGTGTGCGCATGTCCTCGAGGTCAGCCATCGCCGCGGCATGCGCCTGCTCGCTCAGCGGGAAGTTGGGGTTGAAGTCGATCTTGCGATCACCGGCGAACAGCGGGGTTACCTTCAGGCCGATCTGCGCGTTGCTGTCGCTCCAGTCGTAGTGGTAGCAGACCACGCCCACCGAACCCACGCCGCCGGTGCGGCTCACCCAGATCTCATCGCAGGCCGTTGCCAGCGCGAACCCGGCCGAATACGCGTTGTCATCGACCAGCGCGTAGACAGGCTTCTTGCCCCGGCGCTCGTAGATGTGGTCGACCAGATCGAAGCAGCCCGAGGCGATGCCGCCGGGCGTGTCCAGGCGCAGGATGATCGAAGTGACCGCATCGTCCTCGAGCAGCTCATCGAAAGCATCGCGCACCGCGGCGTAGCTCACCGGCCCGGGGCCGCTGGCACCGGGCATCGGCCGGTTCACCATGGCGCCGGAGAGGTTGATCACGCCGATCAGGGTCTGCGCCACGCCGACGGCTTCCCCCGATTCGCCGGCCACTTCGAGCCGGTCCGCCTTGAGCACACTGTCGGCGCTGGTGACCTTCCCCTCGAGGTAGCCACCCACCAGCGCTTCGCCGATGGCCGGCTGCACCAGCAGCGGCTGATTGAGCACGGCTGCCGCCAGCGATGCCACCACCGGCGCCTTGTTGCCGCGACTGAAGAGGCGGGCCAACAGGCCAGGCTTACTCGTCATCGTCATTCCTTTCATCGTCGTTGGCGCCAACGGCGCCGGGTTCGTCCTGCCGCGCGCCGCTGGCGTTGGTACGCCGCGGATCGCTGTCGTAGGTCAGCCCCGCCTTGTCGGCGCGGGCGTTATCTGCCGCCTGCTCCAGATCCACCTGTTCCGGATCCTCGCCGGCGCCCAGCACCACCTTCGAGCGCGATTTGAAGCCGGCACGGACCGCCTTCAGCTCGGAGGTGACGTCCTGAACTGGGTGGCTCCACGGCCAGCCCTCGGGCACCCAGAGCGTCTCGGTGACCTCATCGCGCAGCGCTGCGTAGCGCGGCACCTTGAGCAGGCCGGCGAGCACGGCCTGGTCGAAGAAGGCATCGCGCACGCGTTGGCAGAACATGGGGATCATGTAGAGCCACTGATCCTGCTCGATCACCCGACGGAATTCGTTGAGGATCAGCCGCAGGGCGCGGTCGGACACGTTCCTCAGGTCGCCGGTGAGCACCTCGTAGGGCACGTCCTGACTGGCGCAGATCGCCAGCAGGTGCCCGCGCAGGAACTCGGCGTAATCCGATCCTGCGCTCGGCGGGTCGGCAAACTCGATCTTCCGACCCGGCGGCAATTCCTGCAGCGTACCTGGCTCCAATCCGCCGATGGCCGTGCCATCCAGATCTTCGCCAGTGACCAGGTCTCCCAGCGCTTCTGCGTCTTCACCCTCGGCATTGGCCTCGGTGGTGATGAAACCGGCGAACAGGTTGGCCAGTGCCTGGCGCTCCAGAACCGCATCGTCCAGCCGGTCGAGGTTGAACATGCGCAGCAGCGCCGGGGCCGAGCTGGGCACACCGCGCATGGCGCCGGCGCGGTTGGGCCGATACAGGTGCAGCACCTGCTCGGCCGGCACCCGCACCAGCTCGTTGCCGTTGACGGTCAGCTGCTGGTCGCCGGGGTGTTCCCGGTACATCCAGTACGCCACCCGGCGACCGATGCGGTCGACCTCGATGCCTTGACGGATGACATTGCCATTGCTGGCCAGGCCGTTGTAGTGCTGCGGGCACTGCTCAGCTTCGATCAGCTGCACCTGCAACGGGACGGGCAAGCCGTCGTCGGGCAGGCGGTAGCGGATGCGGGCGAACACCTCGCCGGCCTCCTTCCATTCGCGCCACGCCAGCGCCTGCAGCCCGCTCCAGTCGAGCACGCCGTCGGCGTCGGCGTACTTGCCCCAACGCGCCCACAGCTTGGCGACGCGCTTCTTGTGCGCGTCGTTGCCCCAGATGGGCTTGGCCTGAATCCCGGTAGCGATGCCGTTGGAGACGCTCTTGTTCAGCGCGCTGACCATCCACGGGTCATTGCGGGCCAGATGCCTGGCGCGCGCCAGCAGCGTCGGCAGGCCCAGCAGCGCAGCGTTCGGGCCCAACGTCACCGTCCGGAACATCTTCAAGCGGCGGCCATTGCCGGCGGCGCGGTAGCTGCCTTCGTTGACGTCAACCATTGCCCATCCCCGACTGGTACAGCCGCACAATGCGGCGCCGGCGTGGTTGGCCAGCGGCCGTGCCGGTCTCGCAGCGCATCTGCTTGAGCAGCTTGCGCATCTCGCCCAGGCTCTGGTAGGTCACGGTGCGATCGGCGTATCGAACGCTCAGCACGCCCGCCGCGATCGCGCCTTCCAACTGCGTGATCTGCTCTGTGGTAAATGCCATATCAGCGTCCCAGGTATTTGCTTCGTATGACGCGTCGGGTGCGAGTGCGCGGCGGCGGCGCCGGCGCTGCGTCATCTGCCCTCACGTCGGGGTTGTCGTCCCACGCCGCAGCCCAGAGCGGCGGCGCGGTCCAGTTGATGGCGGGCACCTTCAGCCACAGCGCCAGACCCTCGGCGTAGCCGGTCAGATCGAACGCCTCGTTTCGGCGGCCGGCCAGGTTTCGCCAGCCGTTCGCGGTGCGCGATTCGGCGGTCAGTTCGGCGTAGAAGGCTTCCGGCAGCCAGTCCGGGAAGTGGTAATAGCCCGGCCCCGGTTCGGCGCGCTTGACGTTGGCATCCACCGTGTCCTTGAGCCGGTCCACGTTGAGCAGCAGCTGCGGCACGTCGCCCTTCGACCCGGACTTGCGATCCCGTCGCTTGCTGCTGTCGGGGAAGGTTTCCCGGAACAAGCCCGCTTCGCGCCGCGCTTCGCCCTTGATCAGGCGCACCCGGGCATGCAGCTGCCGGTCCTTGAGCGAGCGCCAGAACTCCAGCGCCCGCACCGACGTGCCGGACTTGCCGCCCCAGTCGATGCCCACCGCGCGCATGGGCATGCTGCGCCCGGTTTCATCGGCCAGCGGGTAGCGCCGGCTGACCACCTTCTCCACCAGCCGTTCCCAGTCTTCCAGGTACTTCGGTGGATCCAGCGGCAGAAAGCCGCCGGACCCGTCCTCGCGTTTGGACGTGCGCAGGGTGAAGGAGTCCACCACCCAGCGCTCCAGCTGCCCGGATTCACCAATGCCAAACCCCAGCACCAGCACCACGAAACGGTTGGCCTGGACGTCGACGGTGGCGATCAGGAAGCGTACGCCGGCAGGAACTGTGCCGGACGGCCAGACCTCGGCCCGCTCCTGCATTTCGTTCGGGTCGCTGGCCGAGCGCGCCGCCATCGGCACGTAGTTGATCGCCCCGTCCACGTTGTGCGTGGTCTTCAGCGGCCGCTCTTCACCGGTGGTGGCAAAGGTGCGCAGCGCCTGGAAGTAGCGCTCGATCAGCGATTCCCAGGACTGGTACGCCGCGGCAACGCCTCCGAGCCAGTAGCTGGCGATGCGCGCCTCCGGGCGCACGCCGGTCACGGTCCCGTCGGCGTGGACGAGCTGGCCTTCGGCCGCCCACACGCCGGCTTGGTTCATGCCGTCCTTCCACCGGTGCTGCAGGCCGACGCCGCAGTTGGGGCAATGCAGCAGCGAGTAGTGCCGCGCCATCTTCTGCACGTCGTCCAGCACCACCCGCTCCAGCAGTTCCTCCATCGGCGGCAGGGCAAAGCCGTCGTAGCCGGGCGCTGCCTGGAACCGCTCGCCGCACTCCGGGCACGGCCAGTACCAGCGCCGCCGGTCGCCGCGCGCATATAGCGCAGCGATGCCGGCAGCAGGCGGTCCTTGGTGTGGGTGGCTGGGCTTCCACGCGCCGTCGGTGTAATCGGTCGCCGGGCTGGATTCGGCCACCACCATGCCGGCGGACATGTAGGTCTGCGTGCGCTTCAGTGCCAGGCCGAAGCATTCGTCGATCGCCAGGTCGCCGGTGTAGTTGTCCACGTCCGTCATCAAGACGTCGTGGATGTCTTTGCCCGACAGCACCGATACCGACGGCCAACCCATGCGCAGCGACATGCCGGAGCGGAAGAACTTGAGCAGGATGTTGTCGTCGTGCGCCCTCGGGCTCAACCGGGACCGCAACTCCGGGCTGGCAGCGATGCTGCGCGAAATGCGCGTCTTGCTGTAGTCCTCGGCCGCGTCCTTGGACATCTGCACAACCATGGCGTCGGCCGGGTTGCAGGTGATCAGGTAGGCCAGACGCGCGTCGATCAGCGAAATGGTTTTGCCGGATCGGGCTGGCCCAACGAACACCACTGCCTCGTAGTGCCTGCTGCCGGTGGTGTCCAGCGGCTCAACCATGTAGGGCGTCGTGCCAGCATCCCAAGAACCCGCCGCGCCGGCGGCATTTGCCACCTGCAGCACGCGCGCACCTTCGCTGACCCGGATCCGCCGCGGCGGCCGGATCATCTCGGCAACGCCCAGGCGCACGTTACGCGCTGTCGCGTACGTCGTCATCGGTGATGCCCTCGTACATCGATTGGCGAACGCGGTCGCATTCGCCCTGGACCTTGACCACCTGCTCCGGGGTCAGGCCGGCTTTGCGCTCGAGCACGTCCGGCAGGGTGTCGAAGAACTGCACCACCTTCTTCACCAGCTCGGCGTAGTCGGCTTCCACCTCCGCCGCCGGCACCAGCTGCCCGACCGTGGACTCAACCTTCAGCCGCTCGTTTTCAGACTGGTAAAAGGCGCGGCGCTCCATCGGCGGAAGATCGCGCGGATCCACCACGCCATCGGCGCCGAGCGCTGTCCCACCCGTTGAGACCAAGGCAGCGGCAGCGTCGGCCAGCCGGTAGACGTCGTTGCCCGACCGCTTCGCGATCGGTGGCACGCCGGCTTCCTTCAGCCGCTTACTAGCGGTGCGACGGTCCATGCCGAACTCGTCCGCCAGGCGGGCCACGGACCAGCCTTGGGTGAATTCGCGGATGTCAGCCATGCGCTATCCGATGTACAGCCTGTTTAGGTCGAAAAGTGGGGTTTCTCCCGGCAAAACCGGCGAAAACTACGAGCTGTGGTGGAGCACCCTAGGCGCCGAAAAACGCTCAAAGACCGGGGTCCGAATTCCCCCCGGTAGCGGTGGATAACTGCCAGGGGCCCCGCCCGTTCAGCCTTCTGTGGATAACCTGTTGATATCGGTCGATCCGTGAAAACTCGCGCCGTCAAACGTGACATCAGTCCACACGCGCGGGCGCAGGCTTGGCCTGCACCTGCTCAATGCCCTCGAGCTGCGCCTCGTACAGCTCCAGGCACCGCTTGCGCCCGTTGCTCACTTCGAACACGGCGGACGGTTTGCCAGCTCGCACCCAGTTGCACCGCTTGGTGAGCGCCGCATCGATGGGGACGTATGTGGCAACCGGGACCTCGACGAAGACCGGCGCCGGCGCGTTGAGCTTGCCCGACGCCGACTGGCATGCGGCCAGCAATGCGATCGCGATAATCAGGAAGGCTCGCATGTCAGTACCCCTTCAATGCTGGACAGGCCGAGTCGAGCAACTCCAGTGCTGCCTTGCAGGTATCAGGCCGCTGTTCATAGCGCGCCTTCCACGAGGCGGCATCCTTTTCCGAGGCCTCGATCTTCCCGGCCAGCGCACGCAGCGCTTCCGCACTCTGCGCCTGAAGCACCTTCAGCTTCTCGGCTTCCGCTCGCAACGTGGCGGCAACTTCTGCCAGGCGCTTGTCCCTGTTCTCCACATCAGCCTGAAGCCGCTCGGCGTCTGCCTTCCAATCGGCCCTGACCTTGACGACCTGGGCGTTCAGGTCCTCGATGCGCTGCTCCCGCTCGTAGGCAGTGAGCCCCGACACCAGACACCCGAACGCAAGGACAGCGCAGACGACCTTAAGTTTGCTGCCGGGCTTACGCACCCATTCGAGTGCATCGGCCGCAGCACCGACAATCGCGCGCCAGAGCGCGCCCAGGAATCGCAACAGTTCAGTCATGGCCGTTCGCCTCCGATTGCGCCGGTGGCACGTTCCACCAGGCGGACGTAACTAGGCAGCAGGCGGCGGATCAGAACGCCGGACAGGCCAGCCAGCGGCAGCTGCGGGGCGCCGGCCAGGTCGTGCCACACGTATCCCGCAATCGAGATAATCCACGCAGCAACGATGGCGTATCCGACAACGGCGACACCCAGCGCCAGCCACCGCGCCGCTGTCTGGAGCCAGCGGTGGCCGCGCCGACGGCCCGCGTCCGCTGCCATGCGCTCTGCATCCTTCTCCGGCAGCAGCAGCACGCCGATCAGCGCGCCGGCCATTGCCACCAGCAGAACGGACTGCGGCACGCCCAGGATGATCCGTTCGGCTTCCCGAAGTGCATCGGCGGTTGCCGGGGCAACTACTGCAGCGGTGAACGTGCCGACGGCAAGTTTCAAGGTACTCACGGGCTCGGTCACGGGGTGATCGCCCCGCCGGCCTTGCGGTAGACAGTGAGCAGCTTGTCGAGCGCATGCTCGGGCTGCCCATAACCGGCGCCGGGCAGGCTCGCCCAGATGTTGCGGACTGCGGCAATCGCCTGGCTGATCTTCCCTGCCTGGATCAGCGGCAGCGCGCGACGCTCTCGGATCAGCTGGATCGCCCAGCGGTCCTGCGACAACGGGCCGAAGTCCGGCAGTTTCAGCAGCGCGCGGTAGTGCGCGTAATCCTTCAACATGAACTGATAGCGGCCCGAAGCGTTCGAGGTCAGACCCTTGCTGTTGATGGACTTCGACTTGCGGCCGCGCGAGAACGGGTGCACCGAGTAGTCCGTGAAGATCTCCGGCGCGCGGTCGGCGCCGGTCACGATCACGTCGTAACCGCGGTCCTTCGTCGCCGGGCTGGTGCTGGTGCCTTCCGACCAAGCCAGCATGTCCAGGAAGGCCAAGACGTTCGTGCCGCCTGCCTCGTTAGCGGTGATCTGGGGCATCGAAGGTTCCTGCATAAGGCGCCCGCCCCGCTGCCGGCTGGGCGCGAGGGTTGATCCGGTCTGGGAACGGGCATTGAGACTGCCGGGATGCCCGGCTAAGTGGTGGATGGGCCGGGGACCTATCATCCGGCTTGGGTTGGCTGCCAGCGTTGCAGCGGGCCCGGGGGCCTTCGCCCGGTCGTTGTGGCCAACTACCTTCGAGGGCTGAGCCGGTGGTCACCCGGCAGCCATCCCTATGGCAGAAACGACGAACCGCAGGTGACTGGACCTCCCGAGTCCAGGCCTGCGGCCGTTGAATAGTGGTGAAGTCGTAACCTCGCCCACGGTATGGAATGTGCCCTACTTCTGGTTCCCGTTGCAAATGCGGTAAGTTTCAGGGCGAATGCGGTAAGGTTCCTTACCGCATTCGGTCGAATGCGGTAAGTTTCGAGGCGAATGCGGTAATGTTCCTTAATGCTTTGACTGCGCGTTGGCCGCAGCGACAGCCGTCTAAAGTGCGGCTTGGTCCAATCACCTCGCGAACAGACGCACTTTGAATTCCTGTCTGCCGTCATCCAGCGCTTGGCGCAATGTGGAAGCTGCCATCGCGTAGACACGCAAGTAGTCAGCCTTCCGCATCTTCACTGCCTTGGCAGCATCTTGAGCCGCAGCGCGCGCTTCCGGCCATACCAGATCATTGACGGCATCCTGCAGCACCAATCGCATCCGCCAGCGGTCGGCTGCATCGTCCAGACGCAGAGCCGGCTTGGCTCCGGCCCTTCGCTCGTGAATGACCTGCCGCATCATGCGCCGCGCCGCTGCCCGGCCAAGCGCCACCAGGGAGGCGCCCTCTCCCCGACGAGCGACTGCCAGCACTGCCTGCTTGGCCACCGGGTCTCGCATCATGGCGACCGCGCCGGCCACGTCCGCCGACGTCAGCGGCTGTGCACTGCCCCGACCCTCGGTTGGGAGGCGGAAGCTCCCGCCTACCAGCATCCTTGCCACCAGCTCCAAGGGGTCGCGCTGAAGGTGCTTCTCCATGTTTCCGCCTCCCTGCCGCCCCGCCCGCTCTGCGGCAGGTTCAAGATGGCAGGGCTTACGCGCCCATGCGTCCACGGCTTCCTGTTCGGCACTCGACCCCAGGAACAGCGCGCTCGTCGCACCACAATCCGAACATACGATCTGGGCGCTACACCGATTGGAGCGGCTTGCTCGAACACGGCTGCGGACTCGCTTGCTGCCACAGTTCCCGCAGGATGCGAGCTGCGGAGTGTGCGCGGTGGCAACCATCACTCTGCCCCGCATTCGGCAACCCATGCCGAGCGTCCGTCCAGCCACACGTCCCACAAACTGCCGTCCACCCTGCAGCGGATCGGGCCGGCCTTTCCCTCCAGGTACAGGTGGTGTGTTGCCTCGTCCAGGCTGGCGAAATCGTTAATCATCGGGAGGTCTCCATGAGTGAAACGTTGCTCGGTTCGAGGGCGGCGCCCTGTTGTTTGAGGAATTGCATGGCCAGCGCGCGCAGCTGGTTCTCGCCGACGTCCAGCCGCTCTACCAGATGCTCTCTGGGGCTGCGTACTCCTTCGATCTGTTCGCGCTTCACCCCGAGAACGTCGGAAACAACCGGGTCGCTGCCGCTGTCGGACAGGAGGAAGTACGCCATCACCGGTTCGGTCTGGCCGTCGCGGTGGACGCGACCGATGCACTGTTCATGGACCCCGGGCGACCAGTCCAGCTCTCCGAACACGGCGGTGCTGCACACGTGCTGCAGCCCGTCGATGCCGGCGCCAGATCGCAGGCTGATCAGCATCACCTGGCTGTCGCCCGCAATGAACGCTTCCTTGGCTGCCTGCTTCTGGCTGGGCGACTCGCTGCCGGTGTACATGACTGGGTTGTAGGCGGCCAGCTTCTCTTGCCAGATGCTATAGACCTCGCGGTGCCAGCCGAACAGCAGCACACTCTGGCCGCTCTCCAGCAGCAGCCGGACGAACTCCGCAACATACGGGGCCTTCGCCACACCGGTGGCCTGGCGCAGGAGCCGATCGAACTCGCCTGCCGCCTGCATCTTCTCGCCGCGGTACTGCTCGTTCGCCCGGAGGATGATCCTGGCGAGAGCGGCTGCGTCACCGGTGATTGCTTCCAGTGCCTTCGAGTCGGCTTCCACCTCGTGCGGGATCTTGGACAGCGCGGGCAGCTCCCGGCCAACTTCCTTACGCGTCCGGCGCAGCATGATTCCTTGGCGCCGGAGGTACTGGCCGAACTGTTCCGCGTCCTGCAGCTTGGCCTTTTCCCCCGGCGCGGAGACGCACCATTCCCGCAGGAACTCTTCGTAGGTCCCCAGACAGCCGGGCAGCAGCGGGTCGACCACGTGGAAGAACTCGCAACCGTAATTGTAGATGGGCGTCGCAGTCAGCCCCATGCGAAGCCGGGCCCGGCTCGCGAGGTGGCGGCAGGCGCGATGGATGCTGCTGTCCGCGCTGCGCAGCTGCTGGCATTCCTCGAACACCACGTACTGGGCAATTTCCGCCAGCGTCTCCGCCCAACCTCGAAGCTTGTGGTAGCTGACCAAAATCACGTCCGGCAAGGTTTCCCACAGGTCGGTGATCCGCTGCTTGGGCTGCCGCACCAGCGGGTACGGCGCCCCCTTACGGACCAGGTGCACGCGCAGCTGCGGGGCGAACTCGGCAAGCTTCTCGGGCCAGTGATTCGGCAGCGCCGCCGGGTAAACCACCACCGCTGGCAGGTTACCCGGCACCGCCATGGGGCAGATGCCAGTGACGGTTTTGCCAAGGCCCAGGTCATCGGCCAGCAACAGCCCGCCCCGAATGCCCAGCTGCGCGCCGGCAACACGCTGATACTCCCGTGGCGGCTTGGCCAGCGCGAACTCGGGTACGTGGGCGCGGCCGGCCACCAGCTCGGCCAGGCTGCGCTCCATGCCCACGTGCTCGTCCGACAGCAGCTGCAGCGCGCGCTGGGCCTCGGCGTCCATGGTCAGCGGGTAGCGCTGGGTGAACCACTGAAGCTCGCGGCTGTTCTCGGGCGTCGCGGATAGATCGATGTGCTCGGCGGCGTGCTGGCGCACTCGGGGAAAGACGCGCTTCATGCGCGCGCGAACCTGCGGCTCGCAGATGACCCGCCAAGTGCTGCCGGCAGCGCTGTACAGGAGGGTTCCGTAGGTCGTCTGCATCAGAGTGCCTGCCTCTTCAGGCGGATGATGTTGAAGGGCTTGCCGTGCCAGGCCGGCCGGGCCACGAGCGGGCGTTCGCCCCAGCGCTCGGTGGTGACCAGCAGCACCCCGCGCACCTGCGGCAGGTTGATATAGCGCCCGACCTGCCGCAGGGCATCCGAAAGCGAGCCGGCCACCTTCACCTCGATCACCAGGCCATCCAGCCAGAAGTCAGCGCGGTTGCTGGCGTCCAACCGGTACTCGCGCACGTGAGCGTGGCCTGCGTGGTCCAGGACGGTGGCCAGAACCTCGTGCAGCTGAACCTCCGAACCGTAGCGATACCCGAACCCGGCCAGCAGCCGGCCAATGCCCTTCAGCTGCAGCTGCTCTTCCATGGCAGTGCCCGGCTTCATCGGTGCCACCTCCCGCTGGGTGGTGATTGAGCTCCCCATCACTTCACCCCCAGCGCAGCGCGCGCCTTGGCGTACTTCGCTCGCAAGCGAACCGCTGTCTTCGGGTCCAACAGAGCCAGTCGCGATTCGTCGCTGTTGTCGGCGATATCGGCCAGCTTCACCTTGAGCGACAGGGGGTTCTGCCGAATGCTCCAGTAGTAGAACGCCTCGCTCTTGTTCACACTGCGCGTCAGATCGAACACGGCCTCCACCACGTCCTGCGGGAACAGCATGACGCGCGTCCCGAAGGCCGGCTGATCCTCCAGCACATCGTGGAGCCATGCCACCATTTCGGCGGCGTCATCGCCAGCAACTGCCGCTGCGACCCGAGCCACATGCTCGATGTATGGCCGCCCAGCCTTGTCGGTTTGGGTGACATGTGCCTCTTCCGCCAGCCAGCGAGCCTCATTCACCAATGCGCTTTCCATCATGCCACCTCCTTTGCCAGCTGCAGCGCCATCGCGGCGTCGGCCTGCGCCCAGGTCATCTGGTCCCGGTCGATGCTCTCGGCCAGCCGCGACAGGCCCTTCGCGGTCACCAGCACCTGCTCGTGCACGCGGTCCGGCTCGCCCTCCCGCCGCTGCACACTGGCCTTGTGGGTCAGCACGCCTTGATGCAGGCGGGTCTGGTAGGCCAGCCAGTTCTTGCTGCCGGCGCGGCGGTAGATCCATTCATGCTCGGCCAGCCATGCGAACAGCTGCCGCGGCTGAACCTGCAGCATCTTCGCGGCGGTGGTGATGTTGAAAGCGCCATCCGCGCGGCTAAGGCGTGACAGCGCGCGCACTTGCGGCTCCTGGTACTGGATGCGTGCCTCGAGGATCTCCGCCCGCTCGCTGAACGTCAGCAGCAATGCGCGGAGGGTCGCTGGGTCGGAAAGCGCCTGCATGGGATCCGGTGCCGGGGTGCCGGCCACCAGTTGGTCGTAGGCGCGGATCACCTGCAGGTGGAAGCTGGGACTGATCCACATGGCGTAGGCATAGACCAGCTCCCGTGCCACGTAGCTGCCCCCGTTCCGGCCGGCCACCGAGTGCACCGGGTAAAACCGGGAATCCCCGGAATTGGCCAGCTCGGCGACCAGCTCTTCGGTCTGCTTCAGTCGCTGCCAGTCGCTGGGCTGGTGCCGCTTGGCGCCGCCGGCGGCGCGGTGCAGATCGTTAAGGCAAAACCTGCCCACATCGTCGCGGCGCACCGTGGCGCCGCCGATCATCATTGCGTTCAAGAGAACACCTCCGTTTTCCAGCCGCCGCCCGGGGCGCGCTGGACTGCCAGGAATCGGAACGGGTACATCGCGGCGGCCACCTTCACCTTCACCCTGGCGTCTTCCTCCCAGAAGCCCTTTACCTCGTGGGCCTCCAGGTCGCCGTTCTTCGTCATGACGAAGAAATCCACCGTCAGGTGCGTCTTCTCGGCGAGCTTCAGCTTCACCGACTCGAATCGGTGCCAGAGCACTTCGCCTTCGCGCTCCAGCTGTGCCAGATGCTCGGCATAAGCGGCCTCGGTCTTGTTCATCTCGCCAGCAATGTGCCGAGGGCGCCCTCGCGCAACCTTGCCCGTGGCGTTGGCATCGTTCTTCGCACCGCCTGCGGCGACCGGCCGGTATACGCGCGCTGCAGACGCGGCCGCAGTCTCATTTGCTGCGACCACCGCTGCCGCTGACTTCTCATGCAGGCGCCGCATGCCCTCGGGCATGTCAGCGGCAGATGCGTACCGCAGTGCCCGGCGCGGCGTAGCCTTCCCTGCCATCAGGCCGACACCTCTGCCACGCCCCACACCCTCAAGGCTCGCTGGCGGAAAGCCTCGAACTCCAATCGCGCGCGCTGCTGGGCTGCCTGGTGCTCCCGGTCCATCTGCTCGAGCATGCAGTCGAATTCGACGTTCAAAAGGGACATGAGCTGCGGCATGGTCAGGCCGCCGCGCGCGCGCTGCGCCGGCGCAGGTGCCACGCCGGGGATCGCCAGCTGCTGCTGTCCCGACGGCGGCAGCGGTGCGTGGGGCACGAGACCCGGGTTGGTTGCAGCCCAAGTTGCAACAGGGCGGCCATCCCGTCCGCTTTCCCGGTTCTCGCACCGGCGCACCAGCCCGTCAGCGTCCAGCTCACGCAGCAGTCCCGCGACAGCCGCGGTGGTCAAAAGCATGGCCTGGCGCGGCGCTCCCGCCTCCAAGGCGGCATTGCCAGCCAACTCAAGCGCTTCTGCGGCAGTGCTCTCCCCATGGATGCCCAGGCAGTGAAGGAGAAGCTGCCGCTGGTAGGCGCGGACGTCAGCCAGCTCCATGCGCACCCCCGAAGCCAAGGTCGGATGCCGCGCGAGCCATTGCGGCGCGAGCCGCTTCGCGATCGCGCACTGGTGCCGGGACCACCGGTGGCGGCGGCAGCGCTACAGCCGGCGCCGGTACGGCGCCTCCGTCCATCACATGCTTGACCGCCCGCTCGTAGGCGTCCGACAGCATGCGTTGCTGCTGGAAGCCGTTTTCGGCGGCGGCGTAGGCATGCAGGTCCAGCTTCGAGCGCACCAAGACGGTGAAGCCGCTGTGGGCCTGACCTGGCCGCATCTCATGCTCGACTTCAGCCATCGCGGGGACGGCCAAGCACATGGCGCGGAATCGGCCTGGTGTGGGGGGCCATTCCAGCGCAGCGCGCAGGCAGCCGGCGAGCCCGTCCGCGACTTGGCGCGGCGTGATGCCGGCCAAGACCTGCAGCCAGGTCTCGCCGGCCGTGGTCAGGGTGCCCGCGGGTATCACCGGCACGGTGCCGTTCTCGCGGACCCACTTCCCGGGGAACATTCCAGCCATGCGTTCCCACAACGTCCAGAGCATGCTCACCGCCCGCGGGTCCGGGTCAACGGACGACCTCGAACTCGACGTCGATGACGTCGCGGCCAGGCTGGCCAAGCCCGCCTGCAGCTGCGCGCTGTTCGTGTTTTCGCCGCTGCTCTGCGACATGGTCGGCAGAACCGAGCTGAGGGTTTCCATGGTGGCCTCCGGTGGCGGTGGTGTTGGTCGGCGTAGCGCCTGCGGCATGTCGGTTTCGGGCAGTCTTGACCGCCCACGGGAACGGGTTGGCAATCGGCGGGGATCTGGAAAGGCCCTCGGCGACGGTGTCGCGCAGCACCTCCGGCGTGACCCCCTCTGCGATGGCAGCCAAGAGCTCTGGGTGGCTGGGGTTGGTGGTGTGACAACCGGCCGAGCGCATCAGCACACACGCTCGCCCTTGCTCAGTCACACCCCCTTGGGATGTCTGAGTGTGAAGTGATGTATCTGGAGTAATAGTGGGGTCTGGGGTCTGGTTACCCGTGTTCACACCGCCTGTCACACCCTCCGTCACACGTGACGTGACGTGACATGTCACACCTACCGTCACGCCATCAGTCACGCGTGACAGGGCTTGATTGGTGGCAGCGTCACTACCCGTGACGTGTGTGACGTGCAGCGCGCGCAGTTCCTCCATCGTTGCCATTCCGTCGGGGACGATGCCTTTGGCGCGGAGGTCCTCGAAGAACATGGTTCGCCGCGCGCGGGTGCGTGCCTGGCGCTCGGCCTCGGTGCCCTTCTTGGCCGCCCTGCGCTCTTTGCCGTCGGCAATGCGGTCTTGCGCCTTGGCAATCTCCTCGTCGGCACGGCCGTTGCGGCGCAGGCCGTCATCGCCAACCGGGAAGTACCGGTCGGCAACCTTCTTGACTGCCGCCTTGTCGGCGCTGGTGGTGGCGCCGGCGATCACGAACAGCTCGCTGAACGCCTCCGGCAGGGGCGCCTCTTCTGCGTAGTAGGCGAGCATGAGGCGGAGGTACGCGCCATGCTCGGTGAGCGAGAGCCGGCTGGTGTCGCGGAGATAGTCCCCAGGGTACAACTCGAAATAGATCATCTGCCGGCCTCGTTGGCCGTTTCTGGAGCGCCATTGCAGCGTCCGCCTTCGTTGGCCGGGAGCTTCAGGAGCCCGTAGGTCTCACCCAGTTCATGGCGCCACCGGTACGCGGTCGCGCGACTCACCCTGAAGCGACGCACGATGGCCTCCACCGTTGGGAAGTCGCTGCGTTCCACCGCCCAGCGCGTGAACTCCATGATGATCCGTGTGCTGCTGTATCCCACCAGGATGTGTTGCGGTCGGTTGGGCTTGTGCGGCGGCATCGGCATCAAGGTCGACAGCGGCGCCACAACCGCGGGCGCATGACCCGCATGGCCCAAGCCCACCAGCCCGCCACGGCCCAAGCCGAGAGAATTGGACGGGTTCACTTGCTGCCCCCGTGTTGAGTAGCCAGTGCCAGTTCGCGGTTGACAGCGCCGCGCAGGCGCAAACTGTCCGGCAAGCGGCGCCGCGCAGCATCCGGGTCGTGAACCTCTTGGAGCGCTGTCAGCCAGCGGTATGCGGTCGCGCGGGACAGGTCGAACCGTGCCTGCAGGGCCTCGACCCGCAGCGGGAACGGCTGTTCCCGTGCCCACAACACCACGCTGACCATCGGCAGCAGCGGCACCAGAGCTTCCGGAATGCGGCGCCCAGCGGCATCAAACTCGCCGACCACTGCAATTGCCCAGCTCACCATCAACGTGTTGCTCATGCGGACGCTCCAACCGCCGCAACGACCCGTGGTGTCAGATCCTGCAGGTGCCCAGTGACGTAGCGCCTGGCAGTGACCAGCTCCGCTTCCAGCTGCCCCATTTCATCCAGTGCTCGGCGCAGCTCGGGAACGTCCTTCGGGCACACCCGGCCGTCTGCGAGGATGTTGGTCAGCGCCTCCAGCGTGTGACCGAACTCGACCGACAGGCGTGCCACTGTAAGAACGCCCGCGTGCGGCTCCAACATCGGAATTCGGGCGGCCAAGAACCCATAACGCTGGGCGAGCTCTCGAGAGCACGCGTCGCGCCACTGCGTCGGCAGCGCGCGCACCCACGACTCCTCCAGGTCCACCGGCATCTTGACCTTTCCAACGCGGAATCGGCTGATGATCTGGGAGTTGGCCTTCAGCGCGCGCTCCATGCTGTCGGCGTCTTCACCAGCATGGAACTGCACGATTCGCTCGCCTGGCGCGACGTCCGCCATGTACTGCTCTGCGATGGCCTGCGCCAGGCTCATGTCAGTGTGGCCGCTATTACGGATGGCGTCCGACGTGTACCGGAAGATCACGGCAGAGCGGGGTTCATGGAAGTGAGGATCTGGCTTCATTTACGCACCTCGGGAGGCGATGCAGAGTGGTCGCTATGGACAGGACGACCGAAATTCAGTGGTTAAGGAACGCGTGCCCAGCTTGGGTTCCAGCTGCCAAGGCAGCTCGTCAGACGACGTCAGGCGCCCTCGACAGGGACAATTCGGTCCGCGTCGGGATCGGACTCGCCTTGCACGCCAAAGATGTCGGGGCGCAGTTCGTGCCGCGAGACCAAGGTCATCGCCTCAATAGAAAGGATGTGGTGAGCCGCGACAGGCCTCCGGCCCGTCCTCCATTGCGATACCAGCGCCGGGTGAACCTTGAGCAGGCGGGCAAGCGCTCCCTGCCCCCCGGCCGCCTCGATGGCCTTCTGGATCGGTGTCACGGTCTGAGTAGGAGCGTTCATGACGCAAACATAGCAGTGCTATTTACCCTTGTAAATAGCAACGCTGTTCGTCTTCCTGAATCCTTTCAAATAGCATCGCTATATGCCTAGGCCCCTCAACCCCAAGACGTCGGAAGGCCGCTCCATTGCGGAGGCCATTGCCCGGTCGGGCCTCACCCAGGCGACGGTTGCTGAAAGGCTTGAGGTGACCCCTGGGTTCATCTCCCAGTTCTCTACAGGATTGCGGCCAGTGCCTTGGGATAAGGCCGAAGCACTGGCGGACGTGCTGGGCGTTCAGCCGCAAGAAATCAGCGCCGAGTACGCACGCCTCATGGATCGATTCGGGACGTCTCAAGTTGCGAGACTTGATGCGGCTATCGTCAGTTCCGCCATCGCTGTGGCGCGCAAAGCTCTTGATCTGGCCACCAGCGAGACATTCGATGTCGAGCAATCACCGGATCTGTTTGCCCAAGCACTGCGAGTGGCACTTGCCGCCGATTTGAGGAAACAGGGGAAGAGCTCGGATGGATCTCGATCAGGAGATGGACAAACTAGCGGAGCTGATCGCGCTGCGCGCTCAGCGGAAGATGGGGCTGAAACCGTCGCTCGCAGTGGTAGGAAGCGCAAAGCCGGCTAAGCCTTCTGCGGTTGGGGCCCTGGCCCCCGAGATGCGCATGGACGTGGTCCTGCGCGAATCCCACTATCGGATGATCCGGCATTTTCGGCGCATCTGGGGGACGCCAATGCAGATGGTGATCGACCAGGCATGCTTCGGATACATGGGAATTGAACAGCTCCCTGACGACGACCTCATCCAGTTGCACAAGGATTTGGAACGCGCGTTGGACTGTATTCGGGATGGCGTCAGCTTCGAGGATGCGGGATTGCTTCGAAGCCGATATGGATGAAGGGAGGACAGCGGTGCGCAACGTTTTTTGGACAACGGGACTTCTGATAGCTTCACTCACCACGTGCTTTGGAGCGGCGGCTTCGAGCGAGGACGCCGGCCGCGACGCGGCTAGACGCGCGGCAGCATCGGCAGAGGCAGCCGCCGCCGAGGCCGAACAGGCGGTTGACACGCTAAGGACATCGACCGCAGAGCATTGCGAGAATGATTCAGCTGCTGCAGAGCGCATCATGAAGGCTAGGCAGACCGGCGTCGCTATGTCCACTGTGATGACTACAGCTACGAAGTACGGTGAACCGTTCGTCGGCTATGTCCAAGCCGCGTATGAGATGCCTCGCCTTTCTACCGACGCAGCGAAGGACGAAGCGATTGAGGAATTTCGCGATCATGCTTATGGCGATTGCTTGAAGCGCTGGTCCTTCTGAATTCTTAACGGATTCACAAATCGGCGAAATATTTCGCACCACGTAAACAGCATCGCTATTGTAAATGTTAGATAGCAGCGCTATTGTTCCGTTGCCGGCAGTCGCCGGATCGGAGAACAGCGATGCCTTTCACCCCCAGCACCAGACGCACAGCGCGCGTAGGCCTTATCGCACTGGCGTCGTTCGCCTTGGTGGCGGTCGCCGCCTGGGCCGCGCCGCAAGAAGCCACTGACCAAATCGCAGCGCCAGATGGCTTGGTGATCACTAGCCCCCGCATCTGCGCCGCGCTGGCCGTGTACGACCTGGCCCGTTCCGACGACTGGGGCCTGCGCGCAACCGTCGCCAATGCCTCCCTCAACGCTTTCCGCGATGCCAGCCGAGTGCCGGACTGCGCGGCTGGCGTTTCGGTGGCGCTCACCCGCGACTTCCAACCGGCCCGGTGGCAGCTGGCGCTCGATTCGGTCGACGCGGTGTTGAGTGGCTCCTACCAGGTCTCCCCGGCAGCATGCGTCCGGGCTAATGCGGTCATCCCCCTCTCGACCGCAGATGGCAAAGCGCCGAGCACCTCCCCCGTGCTGGCCCGGGCGCAGTGCGTCATGGACGAGTTGGCTTTCGTCGAGGTGGCGCCGTGATCACCGGTATCCGAACCGAGCCCCGTGCTGCGCTTGTTGGCAGCGCGCGAGTGCCCTTGAGTCCGACCGAGTCGAAGGTGCTGCAGCTGGTCATCGATGCCGGCGAAACGCCGATCAGTCGGCGCGAGATCGAGAAGAAGCTCTATGCCGGCGCCAGCCCCACTTCCAACACTGTCGAGGTGACCATCTGCCGCCTGCGGCAGAAGCTGGCCCAGTACGGGTATGGGATCAACGCGACTCGCAGCCGCGGCTACACGATCAGGCAGAGCTCCCAGGGCGGTGCGCCGTGAGCGCCGTTGTCGTGGCCTTCCGGGCACAGCCGACCCGTGCCGCCCGTGCGCAGAACGCTGCCGCAGCCGTGTTCCTTGCTGCGGCCCGCATGGGCTACAAGGCGCACCTTGCTGTGCGCGCCGCCAGGTGGCCCGCACCGACGTACTGGCTGGCGGTAAGAGCGCAGCCCGCGCGGTATCGGACATGAAGCGTGACCTGGCCTTGGCCGCGCGCCAGCCCGGCGGTGTCGCATGACCGACCAGGATTTCGTCGCCGCGATGCGCATCGGACTGCCACGCATTGCGGCTCCGGCCACCAATCGCTGCGAATGCGATCCGGCCAGCAACTACACCTGCGACGACTGCGAGGCGGTCGAGGCCGCGCTGCGCCAGCACGGGAACCAGGAGCACGACCATGTTTGACGACGCGGACTATCGGCAGCTGCAGGCCCTGTACAACCCTGCGGCCGGCGCCTTGGTGCGCTGTCTTGGCGGTGGGCTGGATGCCGTGATCGCCTCCACCGCTCGACCGACGCCCGAGCAGCGCCTGGAGCGCTACCACACCGCGTTGGCAGCGCACCCGGACCGCTTCCACGCCATCCGCGTGCAATTCGGCCAGATGCACCAGCGCGCGATGAAGGCTGGCATTCGCATCGGCTACGCCGCCTGGCAGAAGCGAATGCCGGCACTTTGGCCCCGAGTGCAGCTCCGCTAAGCCGGCAGTGGCGGTCTTCCGACGCCGTAGCCATCCACAACATCCGGATCGACCGGATAAACCAAGACCTCAAGGGCAACTCCCGATGACCCACCAGGAATCCAAATCCCCTGCAGATCTGCCCACCGGCGCAGAACGCAACCCAATCGCGCCAGCCGCGCAGCAAGCGCAGGGCCCCACTCAGCAACCCCTCCAGCCCGCACCTGTCATGTGGTGGGACGGCGGCGAGCGCGCAATTACCGTGCGCGAGAAAAGAGAGATTGAGGAGCATCGGGAGAGCTGCTTTTCCATTCCCTTGATACCCGCGGCGAGCGTTGGTGAGAACCATCCGGTCGCGTGGGTGATCCACTGGCGTGACGTCAATGCCGCTACCGGGGAGGTGCACCAGCGTCGCTCGGTGTTCCTGCACAACGCTGTTGCCGACTTCCGGACCATCGATCCAGGTGCCAGGGTCGCGCCGCTTTACGACGCCCCGCCCGCGCAGTGCACCGACCTAGGCCCGCGCCAGATGAAGACCGCGCCGCGCGACGGGACCATGGTGCGTCTGCTGGTCCAGTTCACGGATCATGCCACTGAGGATACGGACGGCGCTGCTTGGACGATCGGCGCGAACAACCACGACCACGACGGCGAAGACCTGTGGCAATTCGCCGGCTGGTGCTGGACCCACGATCACTTCACCGAGGGAAAGGGCACGCCGGTTGGCTGGCTTCCGCTCGTCCGGGACACCGACGAAGGAGCGCCGGAGGTGGCCCGTGGCTGACTCCCTCCTGCAGGACCTGGAAAGCATCCGCGACCAACTGCACGCCATGAGCCACCAGGCGCCCACCAACTGGTGCGACGTGGCCGCAAACCTGCAGGCGCAGGTGCAGTCCGTGATCGATCGTGAGCGCGCGGCAGCGCACGGGACTGACCATGGCTAACAGCGAACGGAAGCGTGCGGTCAGCTTCTACTCCGACGGCCCCGTCTGGGAGGCTTTCGGACTCAGCCGAGCCGCTTACCTGGTCGTGCCGCGCCGCACGCTCCAGTCAATGCCCTATAGCTGGCAGCAGCGGTTCGTGGCGCTGATGGATGAGGCGCACGCGCATCTGCCGGAAGAGGCCTTCCCGGAGTACAGCGTGCAGCGCAAGGAACGAGGCCGGTTCGTCGCCGACCCGTTGCGAGAGTACCGCCACACGGGACCAATCGAGCCGATGACCCTGGCCAACATCACCCCGCCGCGCGACCTGCGCACCCAGCTGCATCCCGCCCCCGCCATGGAGGACCGCACGAATGGATGACATCGCGAATGTATCAGCCGTCGTTGTGGATTTCGCCCAAGAGCCAGAGTTCCCCGAGAAGCCCAATGGGGATGCGCCGAAGGTTGAACAGGTGCGCGCCCAGGTGTCCGCCTACGTCGACGGCTACGGTCTGGCCAAGGCCACCTTGCCCGCCCGAATCGTGGTGAACGCAGCAGACCTGAAGCACTGCGCCCGGCGGATCCTCTCGCGCATGCAGCGACCGCATCGCGAGAAAGCCAAGGCCGAATGGCAGGAACGCCGAAAGGCCGGCTCCAAGGAGAAATGGCGCGACGCGCGCCCTGTACCGCTCACCGCCGCAGCACTGACCTGGCGCGGCATCCCCATTGAAGGCGCGGGCTACACCCGTCACCGCGCTGTCGACAAGACCTGATTCGGAGATTCCATGTTCTTTCGCAACCTCACCATGTTCCGCTTCCTGACCAGCACAGACTTTTCCGAAGTCGCCACGCTGCTGCCGCAAGTCACCTTGAAGCCGGTCGGCCCGTTGGAGATGGCCTCGCGCGGCTTCATCTCGCCCTTCGGCATCGAGGAGAAGGAGGTGCTGTCGCATAGCGGTGGCGCCTTCCTGTGGCTGACCGTTGGCGGCGAGGAAAGGATCCTGCCCGGCGCCGTGGTGAACAATGAGTTGGCCAAGAAGATCGCCCACATCGAAGAGCACGAAGGCCGGCGACCAGGCGGGCGCGAGCGGAAGCGCATGAAGGACGACCTGCTGCATGAGTTGCTGCCCAAGGCGTTCGTGAAGACCTCCCGCACTGACGTGTTCTTGGACACCGAGCGGGGCGTCGCATTCGTGGACACCAGCAGCCGCAGGACCGGCGAGAACGTGATGTCCGACATCCGTGGCCTGCTGGGCAGCTTTCCGGCCATCCCGCTGAACGCCGAAGTGGCGCCGCGCAGCGTGCTGACGGGCTGGATCGCCGGCGAAGCACTGCCACCGGGCCTGAGCCTGGGCGAGGAGGCGGAGCTGAAGGACCCGGCCGAGGGTGGCGCGGTCGCCAAGGTGCAACACCAAGAGCTGGCAAGCGACGAGATTTCCCGGCACTTGGACGCCGGCAAGCAGGTCACAAAGCTGGCGCTGGTGCTGCAGGACAGCGTGTCGTTCGTGCTGGGCGACGACCTGGTTGTGCGCAAGCTGAAGTTCCTCGACGGCGCGCTGGACCGGTTGGACGACAGCGACGCCGACGGGCGCCGCGCCGAGCTGGACGCACGCTTCGCACTGCAGAGCGGCGAACTGGGCAGGTTGTTCGACCTGCTGGCCGGCTCCTTCCGCATCAGCGAGGCGAACTGATATGGCCTGCGACTGCATGACGAAGCTGGATAAGCGTCTGGCCGATGCCGGTCACAATACGAAGCTCCTCCGCACGTTCCCGTTCTACGGGGACACCGTCGGCATGACCTGCACCATCGCGACGGAGGTCATCGAGAAGAAGCGCGGCGCCAAACCTCTGTCGGTTTTGCCGACCTATTGCCCATTCTGTGCCAAGAAGTACCTCGAAAGCGTGGAGACAACTGAAGTCGCAAGCGCGCATGAGGAGGCGGAAGTCAATGGCTGATGGGTCCCACTCCTTCAACTTCCCAGCTCCGCAGCGGTCGCGCTTGCGCCCGGATGAAATCGTGGTGGATCTCTTCGCCGGCGGCGGCGGTGCGAGCCAGGCGATCAAGGAAGCCTTGGGCATCGATCCCGCACTCGCGTACAACCATGACGAGCAGGCCATAGGCATGCACGCCGCGAATCATCCGTTCACGATCCACCACCGGGAGGACGTGTGGCACGCGGATCCGCGCGTGGATGTCGCTGGCCGTCCCGTTGGCTGGCTCCATTTCAGCTCGGACTGCACGCACTTCTCCCAGGCGAAGGGTGGGCAGCCGCGAAGCCGAAAGATCCGGGCATTGTCTTGGGTGGGCCTGAAGTGGATTGGGCAGCTCATGGCGGGCGACAGGCGGGACGGCACAAATACGGCGCCTCGCATCGTCTCTATGGAGAATGTCTGGCAGATCTTGACCTGGGGTCCGCTCGTAGCGAAGCGCTGTAAGGCCACCGGCCGGGTAGTCAGGATGGATGGAACCGTTGCAGCGCGCGGCGAGCGCGTGCCTGTCGAACATCAGCAGCTGGTTCCGGACAAGCGTCACGCCGGGCGGACTTGGCGGCAGTTCGTTTCCGCAATGAGGGCTAAGGGCTACCAAGTTGATTGGCGACGGATTGACGCGAGCCATTTCGGCGCGGGAACCGATCGCGTCCGTCTGTTCCTGGTCGCTCGCCGGGACGGTCAGCCCGTACGTTGGCCGACGGCGACGCACATCGGGCCGGCTGCGGCCAACCGCGCGCAGGTGGCCGCCGACAGCATCGACTGGGATTTGCTCGGCAAGTCGATCTTTAACCGCCCACGGCCGCTACGCCCCAATACGATCAAGCGTCTACTTTCCGGAGCAGTGCGCGGCAGCTGGCCGCAACCCTACATCGCTGCCCTTGAAGCGCTGCGCGATGGGATCGAACCGAAACTGAACGTGACCTCTGAACAGGCAGAGGAGATCGCCAAGCGCTTCGGCCATCGCGCCGGGCTCGTGATGGCCACTGGTAGCGGCGGTTCCGCTCGCGATGTCGCATGCCGACCGGTTCCCACCATCACCACTGGAGGGGCAGGAAGCCCGCGTCCTGGTTGCGCGAGGCCTCATTTCGTCCGCCCGGTCATCGTGCATCGCCACAACTCGGCGGGCGGCCGCGGCGCTCGGTCGGTGGACGAGCCTGTGCCCACCATCCTCACCGGCGGCGCAGGCAACTTGGCGGAGCCGATCATCGCTCCGTACTACGGCAGCGGAAGCGGGACGACGGGGCAGCCCTGCAGCAGGGCGCTTCCAACGGTGACAACGAAGTGCCGCTTCGGCTTGGCTGAACCGGTAATCGTCAGCACCTGCAACTCGAGCGCGGCCGGCGTGCGCCTGGCCAGCGACCCGCTGCGTACGATCACGACTGCGAAAGGCGGCGACATGGGCATCGGAGAGCCGGTGCTGCTTGAGTATCGCATCGACATCCTCTATCGAATGCTGGTCAAGCGAGAGCTGTTTAACGCCCAAGGCTTCCCTAAGCACTACATCATTGACCGCACTGCCGACGGGACGCCAATCAGCACCACCGCTGCAATCCGCATGGTGGGCAATTCGGTCAGCCCGCCGCCATTTCGCGCGATCATCGCGGCGAACGTGGACCAGGTTTCAGTGACGGAGGCGGCCTGATGGAAGCCATCGCCTGCAGCGCGGCGACGCGAATTCAGTCCGAGGAAGGCTCGTGAGTCCTGGGCCCACCGCCGCTTCTGTACGGAAATCCATGCGTGGCCCTGCGCCAGCGCATGCATCTGCACGTGACATGCTCCGCCGATACTGCCGTGAGCACGGCAAGCCCTTGTCGTGCCTGGCGGCGGCGTGGAACTGCAAGGTTTTCAGTGTGTGGCGTGCGTTCGCCCGGACCACGCGCCCTCTGCTTCCTCACCAGGTGGAGGCCGCGATCGTCTTACTGCGACTAGACGATTTCGATGCGAACGATCTCCGACTGCGAGCTGCTCGCGAAGCTGGCTGGAAGATCGACGTATCAATGCTGCTGGCGGAGGATGCTTGAGCAAGGACTGCAACACCGCTCCAAGCGTGGAGGGCATGCCGGTGGCAAGCGATACGCTCCGAACCATGCGAGACGCAGCGCGCGCCGGTTATCCAATTCCCGCGCATCTGGTTGGCGAGTGGTTCCGCGCTCTACGTGACCAGCTGTTCGCTGACCAACGTCCCGTTCGCCTTGAGCAGAACGATCCAGGCTCGCCGTACTGGATCCAGATCGATGAACGGCAATGGCACCACGCGCTGCGGCGCAGGATTAACGTCCGCGCCTTGTACTTGCACCCCCTTCCGGGCGAACGCCGTCGGCAAAACCACAAGTGGTCGCCCGACCGGACCCACTGCACTGCATGCAACGACCCGTTCGAGTGGGCCGAGCCCTACTGTGTCCCGCCGCAGCCACCCGAGCCGATGTCTACCAAGCCACAACCATTCAACCCGCGCTGGGTGCTCCCGATCTTGGATCGACTGGAGCTGGCCATGAGGCGGGAGAGCAAGCAAGAGCGCGAAAAATGGAACCGCGAAACGAACCTGATACGCAGGTCCATCGAAGAGAACACCAGGGAGGCACAGCCTTGAAGCCCAATAGGAAACAGCCGGCGATTGCCAGACAGCTAGACGGCCTACAACGCGCGGCTATTGCAATGGCTGCAGCGCTTGAAAGTGGCCTGACCACCACAGGGAGCACGCCCGACGGCGGCCCCACGCTTACTTTCCAATTTCACGGGGAAGATCAGCGCCAAGCCGCATGCGATGCATGGCGGAACTACGCGCTCGCATTGGTCGATGTTTCAGCACCGCCGGCCTGCACGGCCGCCCAGCGAGCAACTGCAAGGCTGGGCCTGGCACTGTTCGATGACCCGACCCTTGACCTGATGCAGATAGCCGACAAGGTGGCCAGCGCGCGCGCCGCTACGCTGGCGGCGCTCATGCCCACCCACGTCAACGAGATGGAGGAGACCCACAATGGGCGCCGCTGAAATCATCCCCGAGGTTCAACTGCGAATCGAGCAGGTCGAAGCGCAGACCGGAATGAAGAAGAGCTACATATACCGTGAGATGGCCAAGGGAACTTTCCCCCTTGCCCACAAAGTAGGAAGCAGCACCCGGTGGTATCAGAGTGATGTGCAGCGCTGGATCGCGGCCCAGAGCGCCGCTCCTCGATGGGAGCCCGGAAATGCTGGGGACGCGGCGAACAGCGACGCTAGCGATCATTAA